CAACTCACAAATCCTGGCTGAATTTCAAAGTGTTTGCGCAAAGTCCCCAGGACTCGGACCGGGTCGGGCTTGGACGAGTTTTGCGGAGTGTTGTTGTCGTGTTTTCAGTCTGGTTTTGTGAGTGAAAAAGGGGTGGTGTGGGAAAAGGGAAAGGATGGGTAAGTTAAGCGGTTGTAAGCTCTACAATTTTAGTCCACCCGGACTTGAAGCGATTTTCGTCGTAGTATCGAGTTGAAGTGGTGGATGTTGTGACACTCGACATGCAGCGTTCCCAAGACTCTTGGCTTCGGATACACACATCAAACCATCGATTGATACAAGACACCGCTATCTCCTGTGATTCGGAGTTCAACAATCCATACAGTAAGGGTCCAAACAAGTCGAGGTCGAACCGCAGAGAGCGTGTGAGTTTGTGCATCTTCTTCGCTTCTTCACATTCGTCTTTGAAGTTGTACTTTAACCCTCTCAATGTGTTTTCTGCAGCTTCTTTAGCTTCTCTGCCTTTGGCTTGCTTGAGCGCTCGCTCTGCTGCTTCTAGTTCGGTAGGTTTGGGTAGGTCTTTGGGTGTACATTCTTCGAGATGTGTTAGAACTCGGCCAAGCGACTCAACAACTCGTCGGATTGTATCTGTGTCAGCTGTAGATGGTGTAATCTGTTTAGTATCCTCTATCGCAGAGTGTTTCTGGTGAAGCTTTGAGAAGTCGCGAGTGCACACCGTATTGACAACAGCATTAGCAACAGCAACACGATGGCATCTATCGTTCTTGGTTTTCGGGCAATGTCGCTGCACGAGGGTTTTGAGCATCTCTACACAGGTATTTCGCTCGTTATCCATTACGAAGGCATTGACGATTTCACCGGCCTTGAGTGGGCACACATTGTTGTTGACAATCTCGAACTCCTTACGTACAGTTGACATTAGGTGTTGGCTATCGTCGCAAGCAAGGAACGATAACGCGATTGGTGCATCGCTTTCCTCACATTCCGCCGTCCAGCGTGTTCTATGGCCTCCTTCACTGACAGATAGAGGGAACTCCTTTGTAAAGAGAGTCTCGATAGAGTGAGGATACTCTTTAATCGTCTTCAATACACTTGTGTAAGGCATCTCTGTGTATCCTAGGAACTGTCCTAGACTGACATTTGTGCGAGTAGAGCTTGCGTATTCCTCTGCACTTCCCTTGCGGGTTTTGACTTCAGGTCGGTTGAACGGTGCAATTGAGACACGACCTTGGTCTATCATTCGTTTCAACTGCTTCATCGTAATAATTGTACTCACTCGGAGTAATGGCTTGTCGGTTTCATTAGTTGTGTAGGTGTGGAACATTGTAGACTATATATTGATTAGAGAGAGGGGGGAAGACTATTCGTTTTGAAATACACGAATCCGTTTTTAAAAGTTGTTCAAAACGGATTCAGTTTCATCTAATAACTAACCTTCCCCATTCTCATACTATACAATGCCACGCAATACTACAGGAGGTTCAGGCCATAGATCCCAACGCAATTCAGAAGGTTCCAAAGCACGCAACAACCGATGTTTCATCGACGACTTACTCGATGACATCAAAAACAACGAAAAACTGACCGGTGTTCACATCGCTCGTATCACGAGACGCCTCGGATGCGGACGAATGGAGGTCTTCTACTTGGAGGAAGTCGTCGACGATACGAAACGAGACTTCTTCGAGAACGAAGATCGTGAAGGAAAAAAGAAGGAGTTCAGAGAAGTACTACAGACCATGCCGATGAGAGGTGGTCTACGAGGTAAAGGTAAGCGCACAGTCTGGGTCGACATCGACAGTCTCGTCATGATTGCAGAGACAGGCTTGGGTGGAAAGACACATGAAATCATTGCAGTGTTCTCGCCGGAACAAGTCGCACGACTTCGTAACCTCAAACCGGACATGGACGAACGCATGTTCTTGAAGTCAGGTAACGCACCCACTTCCAAGCCAGACGGATTCGAGTTCGACGAAGAAGACGAGGACGAAGAAGTGGATGTAGACAACATCTAACCAAGAAGCAATGAACATCAACCTTCTGGTGTTGGGTGTGTTATTCACCATCCTAGGGTTGTATTCGTGGAAAGCGTATACAAGTTCTGACTCAACGCCCAACTTTTTGCCGTGGGTTCCAATTCAAGTCGGCAAGCAGAGGTCGTTCGTCAATCAAACACGCGATGCAGGGATGCACACGGAATGGATGAGACGCGCAGCCATCATTTCAAACCCAGGTGCAGTCTACAGCTACAAGGGTTCAACCAATGGGTCACTGGAATGGAACTTTTTGACGTCCGTCTGCGTCTGTCCGCTCGACCGTGTGTGTCCGTTTCATCCGACAGTCGACGATGGTGGTAATGCAACTTCAGATGTATGTGACTACTTGGATGGTAATGGATTCGATGAAGTGTTCGACAGTGGTGGTGCAGGTCCTAAACGATGCGACTTGCCGAAGTCTGGATGTCAAACCTTTGAGATTGACGATGCAGGTAACGCGACTGCCGAGTTCTGCGATTACTTGGACGGCAATGGTAATGAAGTGTTTGATGGCGGTAAGGCTGATGTAAATCTATGCGACTTATAATACAATGTCGTCATGCCCGACGGTTCCGAAGAAGATATTGCTTCGGAGAGACACATCCTTAAATTGGTTCAATGCGAACCCTCTACTTGCGTCAGGCGAGCAAGGGTACGACACAACCCTTGGACGTATGAAAATTGGTGATGGTTTGCGTTTATGGAATGACTTGCCGTTCTTCAACATTGGTCCTACGGGTGTAACAGGTCCAACAGGTTGGACTGGCTGGACGGGTAACACAGGACCTGCAGGTACCGCTTCAAATACAGGTGCAACAGGGTACACTGGTAACACAGGAAACACCGGAAACACCGGACCCACTGGAATGACGGGTGCTGCTTCGACTGTAACAGGTCCTACAGGATGGACAGGGTGGACCGGTAACACAGGTAATACTGGAAACACGGGTAACACTGGAAATACGGGCAACACAGGGCCAACGGGTTGGACTGGATGGACTGGCAATACGGGTAATACGGGGTTCACAGGCAATACTGGTCCCACGGGATGGACAGGTTGGACTGGAAACACGGGTAACACAGGTAATACCGGTAACTCTGGTCCCACGGGATGGACAGGTAATACAGGAAATACTGGAAATACGGGCAACACAGGTCCCACAGGCTGGACAGGTTGGACTGGAAACACGGGTAACACAGGGAATACTGGAAATACAGGTCCCACGGGATGGACAGGATGGACGGGTAATACTGGGTTCACAGGTAATACTGGACCTACGGGTTGGACTGGCTGGACAGGTAATACGGGTAACACTGGAAATACCGGTAACTCTGGACCCACAGGCTGGACAGGTTGGACAGGTAATACCGGCAATACCGGAAATACGGGCAACACAGGACCTACGGGATGGACAGGAAATACAGGACCGACAGGAGTTACAGGAAATACAGGAAATACAGGTCCAACAGGCTGGACTGGAAACACAGGAAACACAGGTAATACCGGAAACACAGGTTGGACGGGATGGACAGGAAATACAGGACCGACAGGAGTTACAGGAAATACAGGAAATACAGGTCCGACAGGCTGGACTGGCTGGACTGGAAACACAGGAAATACCGGAAACACTGGAAATACGGGCAACACAGGTCCGACAGGCTGGACTGGCTGGACTGGAAACACCGGACCCGCAGGAACAGCTTCTAATACAGGCGCAACGGGTAATACAGGTCCCACAGGGCTTGTAGGTGCTACAGGAAGCACAGGAGCACCGGGAACAGGTATTTATGCAAGTGACTATCTAGTGACTGCACGACTCGCCACAGACCAACGATTGGGTTCATATACAACTGATACAATACAGTTCACTGAACTCGTTGACTCGAAGAATTGGTTCAGTCCATCCACCTATCAATTCCAACCTACTGTTTCAGGGTATTATCAAGTGTCTTTACTTGTATTGTTTGATATCGCTGCAAACGCAAATCAGTACTCAATTCAGATTGTAGGTGAAGATGGAACTATACTTGCACGAGCTCAAGATGCTACCGATACAAGTGTCGGTATGTCACTCAACTTGACAACGGTGCAGTATTTTAATGGGTCAACCAATTGGATCGTTTCTACAGGATACAACGGGTCTGCAGCTCCTGTGAACATACTGAAAGGTGCAAATACTTTGTTTTCAGCGTTCTTGATTCCAGCTGGAGGTGAAAGAGGTCCTACAGGTACTACAGGGAATACAGGTCCTACAGGGTGGACAGGACCTCCTGGTACTGCAACGACTACCGGTGCAACTGGATGGACAGGTCCTACAGGCAATACAGGTCCATATGGTGTAACAGGTCCTACAGGTATTCAAGGACAACAGGGAATTCAAGGCATTGAAGGACCGGTAGGCACTGCAGGCGTGACCGGACCCGAGGGACCGGAGGGACCCCAGGGTGTTCCAGGAAATGCAGGAGCAGATGGATCGACTGGACCACAGGGTATTCAAGGTGTTCAAGGCATACAAGGACCCACAGGTGTTACGGGTCCAACGGGATTCACAGGACCTATGGGTACAGCTACGAATACAGGCGCAACTGGAAACACCGGTCCGACAGGCAATACAGGCAATACAGGACCCACAGGACCTACAGGTTTCACTGGATTTACAGGCTTTACAGGAAACACAGGGAATACAGGACCCACAGGAAATACAGGTCCCACAGGATTCACAGGTCCCATAGGATTCACGGGCAATACAGGAAATACTGGAAATACCGGAAACACAGGCTGGACGGGATGGACAGGACCCACTGGAAATACAGGTCCAACAGGTCGTACCGGTCCTACAGGATTCACAGGGAATACCGGTAATACTGGACCCACAGGCAATACTGGACCTACTGGAGCAGGAACTGTCTTTACGAATCGAGGAACTTGGTCGGGTTCTACACTCTACTATGTGAATGACCTTGTAGCCTATAATGGTTCAACCTATCTATGCATTGTTTCAAGTGCAGGAGGACTCCCTTCAGAAAATCCATCCTACTGGCAGGTGTTTGCAGCCGGTGGAACCACCTATACAAATCGAGGAACTTGGTCAGGTTCTACACTCTATTATGTGAATGACCTTGTAGCCTATAATGGTTCAACCTATCTATGCATTGTTTCAAGCGCAGGAGGACTCCCTACAAATCCAACGTATTGGCAGTTGTTTGCAAGTATAGGAAATACGGGACCTACAGGTCCAACTGGAGAAGGGTCAACCGGTCCAACGGGATACACAGGCCCTTCAGGAAGTGGAGGTGGTGTGAATACAAACCTACAGAGTGTAGCGATAACCGCAACAGGTGCCGCGTTCGACTGGAGTTTGGGACCGAATGGAGTGTTAGGTGCTGCAGCTGAATCGAATTTTAGGGTTGTTGTTACGAACTTTCCTACAACCGAATCGCAACTCTACGACTTGACGTTAATTATCCCTCAATCCGCAACTCCTTATTATGCATCTTCAATGAGCATTAACGGAAACAATGTAACTCTTTTCGCGTATTTGAACGATACTCCACCGACTCCTACAGCAGACAAGATTGAGATTCAAGTATTCAAGATATTTTATGGGTCCCTAGGATTCATATACGTGTTCACCAAACTAGAATCCTACGCAGCACTTCCACCTGTGTAGTTTTTCAACTGGTGAAAACATAAGTATGTTAATTGGACCACAAGGTATCCAAGGGGTACAAGGTGTTCGGGGTGTTGAAGGACTGACAGGACCTACGGGTCTCCAAGGTGTTCGTGGACTTCGAGGAGTGACCGGAAGCAAAGGAGACATAGGACCTACTGGACCGCAAGGAATTGAAGGTCCACAAGGTGTAGCAGGAATCCCCGGAGGTCCAACAGGATGGACTGGACCGATTGGAATTGGAATGACAGGGCCAATCGGTACCACCGGTCCACAAGGTATCCAAGGACCCCAGGGTATTCAGGGTGTCCAAGGCGTGCAAGGAAATGACGGTCCTCAAGGCGTGCAAGGATTACAGGGTGTGCAAGGAAACACTGGACCCCAGGGCGTGCAGGGAATTCAAGGCGTGCAGGGTGTAACGGGTCCGACTGGTTTTACGGGAAATAGCGGTCCTACAGGATGGACTGGACCTACAGGAGTTACGGGAAATACAGGGTTTACGGGGAATACAGGACCTACAGGAATTGGTTTCACAGGTAACACAGGTCCTACAGGTCCAAGTGGCTTCACAGGGAATACAGGTAACACCGGTAACACAGGACCGACTGGAGTCACGGGAAATACAGGTGCAACAGGTGCAACAGGTCCAACTGGTTTCACGGGTAACACCGGTAACACAGGATTCACGGGTCCAACTGGTTTCACAGGCAATACAGGACCTACAGGAGTCCAAGGTATTGATGGGTTCTCCGGTGGGTTAACGTTGCAGATGAGTTACACGACACAGGCAACTCCAACGGATGGAGTTGTGACAACGTTTGCAGGTAGTTCAGCAGGAAATAGCGATGGAAACGGAACCAGTACACAGTTCAATAATCCTCATTATATTACAGCTGATTCGTCTGGAACGTTGTATGTAGCAGATACGTCTAATAGCCGAATCCGTAAAATCACATCTGCAGGTGTTGTTTCTACACTCAAGGATAACTCGGCAAATAATATAGATTTTACTAACCCTACATCAGTAGCTGTGGATTCATCTGGAAACGTGTATGTTACTGAAGCTTCGGTAAATCGTATTCGAAGGGTTACATCGGCAGGTGTAGTTTCAATATTTGCAGGTAGTGGAGTAGCCGGATTTGCGGATGGAACTGGAACGAATGCCCAATTTATTGGACCTATGGGAATTGCAGTCGATTCGGCAGGGACTATCTATGTATCCGATTCATTCAACCATCGTATTCGTAAAATCACACCTGCAGGTGTAGTGTCAACATTAGCAGGTAGTGGAGTCGGACAAGGGGGGTATGATGGAACATTTGTCAATGGAACCGGAACTAATGCAGGATTTAGCTGGCCTATTGGTATCAAAGTAGATTCAGTAGGAACTGTGTATGTAGCAGATGCAAACAATAACCGTGTTCGCAAAATCACACCCGAGGGCGTAGTCACAACACTTGCAACAGTAGGGTCATTACCTTGGCAGATTGAAGTCGATTCACTTGGAAATGCATATGTAGGTGAAAATTCTAGTCGTGTTTGGAAAATTACCTCTGCAGGTGTAGTCACAACACTAGCAGGGAGTTCACAAGGGTCTGCAGATGGAACTGGAACGAATGCACAATTCTGGAGTCCTCGTGGTGTGGTTTTAGTTGGCGGAAATCTATTTGTGGCTGATCTCAGTAATCATCGTATCCGCAGGATTACACTTCCAGGAGCAGACCCTAACATCTATTCAGGTTCACCTGTCACAGGAACACTCTTGACCACCTTCAACCCTGCATTAAGTTCAAGCACGATTACCATCCCAGCAGGAGTAACCAACGCAAAGGTAGCCAGTTTTACACTCGCAGCCTCAAGTTTGCCACTCAAGACATCCGTCACAGGAGTCTGGAGTTTAGTGTTGTATGCTACAGTAGGGTTATCCACAAGTCCTGCGTCCTTCTACTTCCAAGTCGTGGATGGTGCAACCACAGTCGCTACAGGTGTAACCACAACCAGTGTGAATCAATCCAGCCCCATGCAGTTGTATAAATCCAATCTCACCATTCCTGCACGAACGTACACTACAGATTTGACTCTCAACATCTACGCAACCACCCAAGCCTCCAGTTCTCTCACGCTAGGATTCAACGGCTCAACCATCTCGTATGTCAACACCACGATTCCAAGTGTGGGTGCTACAGGTAACACAGGACCTACTGGAAATACAGGCCCAACTGGTTTCACAGGGAATACAGGTAACACCGGTAACACAGGACCGACTGGAGTCACAGGCAATACTGGACCTACTGGTTTCACAGGCAATACTGGACCTACTGGTTTCACAGGCAATACTGGACCTACTGGATTTGGAGCCACAGGTAATACAGGCCCAACTGGTTTTACAGGTCCGACTGGATTTGGAGCCACAGGGAATACTGGACCCACAGGTGTGACTGGACCTAGGGGAGATACAACCAATACGGGTGCAACGGGAAATACAGGAAATACAGGCCCTACTGGAAGCACAGGAGCTGCTGGAGCGGCCTTCACACTCTCTACAACAACCGCAGGGAACATTGTCTACGCGAATGGAACCTCAACTTCTGCAGACTCAACTGCCAATGTATCCTTCAATGCAGCCAATAACCGTTTGGATGTCACGGCAGCGTTAAGCGTCCAAGAAGTTCAAGAAATCGTCGTTGCAGCAGTTCCTACCACGCCGTATACCATTGACTGGACGTTAGGCGCCATTCATTACTTGACGACCATACCAAGTAACTTGACGGTCAATATCACGAACTTACCTACGACTGCGAACCGTAACTATGTCATCTCGGTCTATTTAGTCCAAGGAGGTACACCCTATTTTGTGAATGTCCTTCAAATCGCAGGAAGCGCTATCACCATTAAATGGGCCGGTGGATCTGCGCCTACCGCCACTGCAAGTCGAGTCGAAATCCAGACATTCAGTTTATTCTATTCAGGTGCTGCGTGGACAGCGTTAAGTCAGTTATCAAGTTTTGGTTAGTAGAATACAATGCCCTTCTTCGGCTCGTTAGGAATCTTAATTACACGGGTGTTGGTTGTGGCTGCGGTGGTTGTGGCTGTTCTCTCTGAAATTTCAACGCTGGCGGGAACTGGTAGTATTGGCTTTTCTGATGGGAGTGTACAGTTCAATAATCCTAGAGGAATTGCTATACATTCTTCAGGAATCATGTATGTAGTAGACGAAACCAATGCTCGTATCCGTAGAATCACACCTGAAGGTGTAGTTTCAACCTTAGCAGGTAGTGGAACAGCAGGATTTCAGGATGGAACTGGAACAAGTGCGAGGTTCAATCAACCTTTTGGAGTCGCAGTGAATTCAGCGGGAACTGTCTATGTAGCGGATAGAATGAATCATCGTATACGCAGAATCACACCGGAAGGCGTAGTCACTACATTTGCAGGTGGTGCAACGTCAGGGGGTAATAATGGAACTGGAACGAATGCAACTTTTACACAGCCGATTGGAATCGCGGTCGATTCAGCAGGAACTGTCTATGTAGCAGATACTGGTAATAACCGTATCCGTATGATCACTCCTTTGGGTGTAGTAACAACACTTGCTGGAAATGGACAAGCTGTGTTTGCTGATGGACCTGGAGCGAATGCTACATTTAGTTCTCCTTATGGAGTCGCAGTCGATTTGAGTGGAAATGTCTATGTAGCGGATACTTTTTTCTTTCGTGTCCGTAAAATCACAGCAGGTGTAGTGACAACATTGGCAGGTAATGGTACGCAAGATGTTATAAATGGAACTGGAGCCGGTGCACAATTCAACAGTCTTTGGAATATTACAACAGATTCGGTTGGAAATGTATATGTGACTGACCAATTATGTATCCGTATGATCACGCCCGCAGGTGTAGTCACAACATATGCTGGAAATGGAATGAATGTTCTTCCGACTTTGATTGGCGATGGGATCGCAAACAATGTAGGTATAAATCCTTTTGGACTTGCATTTGATTCATCAAAAAATCTGTTTATTACGGAACAACCATTAAACCGAATCCGTAAGGTATCACCTGGGGGTGTAGTCACGACAGTTGCAGGGAGCGGCGTATCGGGATTTACGGATAGTGTACAAACTTCTCTCTTTGCAGGATGTTCTGGAGTCGCAGTCAATTCGGTAGGAAATGTGTATGTAGCCGACACTGACAATCATTGTATCCGTATGATCACACCTGAAGGTTTTGTTACGACATTGGCTGGAAATGGAACACAAGGAACTGCCGATGGAATTGGAATGAATGCTAGATTTAATGCTCCTCGTGGAATCGCAGTCGATTTGAGTGGAAATCTGCATGTAGCAGACACTGGTAACAGCAAGGTCCGCAGAATTACACCTACAGGTGTAGTATCATCATATACATTTATATTTGGAGCTCCTTACGGAATTACAGTCGGTTCAACTGGAATTGTATATGTAGCAGATAGTGCTAGGCATTATATAGACTCATACTCTTCAGTTACGGATGGTTATGTGGGAATATTAGCAGGTTATCCCAATACTGCTGGATTTTCAAATGCAACTGGAATGAATGCTAGATTTAGAAACCCTTCAGGGGTGACTACGGATCCGAGTGGAAATATATATGTAGCAGATAGTGGTAATAATTGTGTTCGTAAAATCACATCAATTGGTAATGTTACAGTTCTCGCTGGACCACGAGACACAGCAGGAATAATAACGGGTATGGTTGACTCAACAGACCCACACTCTGTACGTTTCAGTAGTCCTGTTGGAATTACAATCGATTCGACTGGAACCTTGTTTGTAGGCGACTCGAACAATTATCGCATTCGTAGAATCACATCTGTAGGTGAAACCACAACAGTAGCGGGTGATGGGTCAATATTTCAGGACGGAAATGTAATAAGTGCTAGGTTTGTTGGTCCGCGAGCAGTCGCAGTGCATTCAAGTGGAAGACTCTATGTAGCAGACAGTGGCAGCCACCGTATCCGCATGATATTTTCAAATACAGTAAGCACAATTGGTGGTAGTAGTACATCAGGATTCACAGATGGAGGATGGTTCAATCAACCAGTGGGAGTCGCGACCGATTGGGATGGAACGATGTATCTAGCAGACACAAACAACCACCGTATTCGCAAAGTCACACCTGCAGGTGTAGTCACTACATTTGCAGGCAGTGCAACGGCAGGATCAACTAATTCAACTGGAACCAATGCGAGGTTCAATTTTCCTCGCGGAACTGCACTTGACTCTGCCGGCAATGTGTATGTAGCCGATAGTGCAAGTCGACAAATTCGCAGAATCACACCTGCGGGTGTAGTTTCAACCTTTGCAGGTAGTACAACGTCAGGATTTGCCGATGGAACCGGAACTTCTGCAACCTTCAATACACCTGTTGGAATCACAGTCGATCCAGTAGGTACAATCTATGTATCGGATATCGGAAATCATAATATTCGTAGGATCACTTCAGCAGGTGTAGTCACAACGTTAGCTGGAAGTCGAACGGCTACCTTTGCCGATGGAGTCGGAACCAATGCAGCATTCAATACTCCATCTGGAATTGTTGCAGACATCTATGGAAATGTGTATGTAGCCGACACGAACAATCAACGTATTCGCCGGGTTACTTCCGATGGAACTGTGACAACACTTGCAGGGTCAACTGCAGGATACGCGGATGAAACAGGTACCAATGCACGATTCTATTTTCCCTATCATCTTTCCATCGATGTACTGGGAACCTTATATGTGGCCGACCAAACCAACAACCGTATTCGTACCATTCAAACCTCAACCGGTGTAGTCTCAACACTCGCAGGCGACGGGACAGCTGGATTCACACCTTCACGCTTCAACACTCCTCAAGGAATCACGGTGGATCGGTTTCGAAATGCATATGTAGCAGATAGCGGTAATCACTCGATCCGTAAAATTGCAAATATATACACATCTCCAATATCCAGTGTAGTCACAACATTAGCGGGTAGTGGAACTTCATCGTTTATTGATGGAACAGGAACCAATGCATCTTTTGAACTACCATCTGCAATGACAGTTGATTATTTAACGGGAAACATAATTGTGGTTGACAATTTACGTATCCGTAGAATCACACCTGCAGGTGTAGTTACATTCCTAGCAGGAAGTGGATCAGCTACGTTTGGCAATGGAACGGGAGCCGGTGCAAGTTTCAACTATCCGGAAGGAGTTGTAGTGAATTCACTTGGAAATGTGTTTGTAGGGGATACAATGAATCATCGTATCCGTATGATCACGCCCGCAGGTGTAGTCACTACATTTTCAGGGAGTGGAACTAGTGGAACAACTAATGGAGTTGCTACTAGTGCGAGGTTCAATCAACCTTGTGGGGTCGTATTATGGAATAACGGAGCAATTATTTATGTAGTTGAAACCGCCGGTAACTGTATCCGTGCTGTAGAGACTAGTGGTGGATACGCAAATAAGGATTTGGGTACTGGATTTGAACAATCTGTTGATGGAATAGGAGTCAATGCAAGTTTCCAGAATCCATTTGGAATCGCATTGTCTCCTTCTCTATCATTTGTCATGTATGTTACAGAATTAGGTAGTCATCGAATTCGTAGAATTGATGGTGGTTACAGGGTGACAACATTTGCAGGAAGTTCGCAAGGATATCAAGACGGAGTCGGAACCAACGCACAATTCAATACACCTCGTGGAATTGCAGTTGATTTTAGAGGAAATGTCTATGTAGCAGATACTGGTAATAACCGTATCCGTATGATCACGCCCGCAGGTGTAGTTTCAACACTCTTAGGGAATGGAACAACAGTATTTAGCAATGGAACTGGAACGAATTCAGGTTTTAATTCTCCTTGGGGAGTTGCAGTTGATTTTGCAGGAACTCTCTATGTGACAGACAGGCATAATACCCGTATCCGTATAATCAGAAACCCTACCCAAGTACCTTTGAATCGGGGTGTGGTGACGACACTCGCGGGGAGTACATCGGGATCGACTAACGCAACTGGAACCAATGCGACGTTCGCGTCTCCTAGTGGAGTCGCAGTGGATTCACAAGGCAATATATATGTATCGGATAGAGGAAATAATCTTATTCGTAAAATCACACCCGCAGGTGTAGTCACTACATTAGCAGGACAAACAACGGCAGGATCAACGAATGCAACGGGAACCAGTGCATCATTCAGAGTTCCTAGCGGAGTCGCAGTTAATTCGGCTGGAGATGTATATGTAGCTGACAATAATAACTTCTGTATACGCAAAATCACATCTACAGGTGTAGTCACAACCTTTGCAGGAATAGCAGGACAAGGTACACAAGGTTATGCCGATGGAACGGCAACAGCTGCTAAATTCAATTATCCTAATGGAGTCGCAGTCGATTCAGGGGGGTTTGTGTATGTAGCAGACACAGATAATAATCGCATCCGTAAAATCACACCTTTAGGTGTAGTTTCAACATTCGCAGGTCAAGCAACGACAGGATCAACGGATGCAGCGGGCACCAATGCTCAATTCAATCTTCCTCTTGGAGTCGCAGTAGATTCAGCTGGAAATGTATATGTAGCAGATCAATTTAACAACCGCATCCGTAAAATCACAGCCGCAGGTGTAGTTTCAACATTCGCAGGTAGTACAGCAGGATTTGCTGATGGAACTGGAGCCGGTGCACAGTTTAATAAGCCTTATGGAGTTGCAGTGGATTCTGCGGGAAATGTATATGTAGCAGACGCTTACAACAATCGTATTCGTAGAATCACGCCATCAGGTGTAGTTACAACATTGGCGGGTCAAGCAACGTCAGGATCTGGAAATGGAACTGAAACCAATGCGACTTTCAACTTTCCTTGGGGTGTTACAATAGACTCAGGTGGAATTATGTATCTTGCAGACTTTGGAAACCATCGTATCCGTAAAATCCAATAAGCCTTTTCAATCCCCACCGAACTTCTTATAGTAGTCTGAGTACGACATGGGTGGAGGCCCGGTAGGACTGGGTGCGCCCGTTGAAACAGGTGTATAACGTTGAAAAGACGTTGACCGACCAGTACAAGCTTCTTTCTCTAATTTTTCAACTGGTGAAAACACAAGTATGTCAGCAGGACCCCAAGGAGTTCAAGGTTTACAGGGTGTGAAGGGCGACCAAGGAATCCAAGGTCCTACAGGAATCCAAGGTCCAGCGGGCATTCAAGGTGTTGCAGGAATACCCGGTGGCCCGACGGGATGGACGGGAAACACAGGTATTACAGGACCTACAGGACCCACAGGCAACACAGGTCCCACAGGCAACACGGGACCCACAGGGAATACAGGCGCAACAGGACCCACAGGAGCCACAGGATCCACGGGAAGTACGGGTCCAACGGGAGTAACCGGACCCACAGGGAATACAGGCGCGACGGGTGCAGTAGGACCTGCAGGAACGGCTACCAACACAGGTGCAACAGGACCTGCGGGAACTCAAGGAATCGATGGGTTCTCGGGTGGGTTAACGTTACAGATGAGTTATGTGACACAGGCACTTCCTACAGATGGAGTTGTGACAACGTTTGCAGGGAATGGAACCGGAGCCAGTATAGACGGAACTGGAACCAATGCGAGTTTCTGGCTTCCTTCGAGTATCACTATAGATTCTTCAGGAACTATGTATTTGACAGATACAGGCAGTCATCGTATCCGCAAAGTTACATCCTCCGGTGTAGTGACAACAATTGCAGGTAGTGGAACAACAGGATCAACTAATGGAACGGGAACCGGTGCGAGTTTTAACTATCCTCAAGGAATAGCAGTGGATTCATCAGGAAACGTATATGTAGCTGATAAAGACAATCAACGCATCCGCAAAATCACATCGGCAGGTGTAGTGACAACTCTAGCAGGGAATTCACAAGGATATGCGGATGGAACTGGAACAAGTGCTAGTTTCGATCGTCCATATGGTGTTGCAGTCGATTCAGCAGGGGTTGTGTATGTAGCAGACAGTTTCAATAATAGAATCCGTAAAGTTACTCCTGATGGTGTCGTGACAACATTTGCAAGTGGATTCTCTACACCTATAGGAATTACAGTCGATTCATTTGGAAACGTATATGTTTCTGATCATGGCAACCATCGTATCTATAAGATTACTTCTGCGGGTGTAGTAACAACACTTGCAGGTAGTGGAGGTTCAGGTTCTACTAATGGAACTGGAACCAATGCGAGTTTTAATCTTCCTTGGGGAGTCGCAGTGGATTCAGCAGGGAATGTGTATGTTGGCGATTTTCTTAATCACCGTATCCGTAAAATTACATCAGCAGGTGTAGTGACAACTCTAGCAGGGAATTCAGAAGGATATGGCGATGGAACGGGAACCAATGCAAGTTTCAGTAGTCCATATGGTGTTGTAGTGAATTCATCGGGGTTTTTGTATGTATGCGAACCTGGAAACAATCGTATCCGTAAAATTACACCTGCAGGAGACCCAACCATCTATTCAGGAACCACCTTCACTGGAACACTCTTAACCACCTTCAACCCAAATTTAAGTTCGAGCACCATCACAATCCCAGCAGGAACTACCAATGCAAAAGTAGCTTCTTTCACACTGGCTGCATCGTCTCTTCCACTCAAAACCTCTGTCACAGGAGTCTGGAGTCTAGTGTTGTATGCCACAGTAGGTCTGTCGACGAGTCCTGCGTCGTTCTACTTCGAGGTAGTCGATGGTGCTACCACAGTCGCTACAGGTACCACCACAACCAGTGTGAATCAATCCAGTCCCATGCAGTTGTATAAGTCGAACCTCACCATCCCCGCACGAACTTACACGACAGACTTGACTTTGAATATCTATGCTACCACACAGGCATCGAGTTCGTTAACACTCGGATTCAACGGCTCGACCATCTCGTACGTTGGTACGACCATTCCAAGTATGGGAGTCACAGGACCCACAGGCTTCACAGGTAATACGGGACCCACGGGCTTCACAGGGCCAACAGGTGCAGCAAGTACGGTCACAGGACCCACTGGAGTCGCGGGAGCCACAGGACCCACAGGACCTGCAGCTGCAGGTGGAGGTTCAGTGTCGATTGTCGGTTCTACGGGATTTGCAAGTGTCTTGACTGTGGCTACGGGTGGAACGGGTGTGTTTGGAAACGCAAACTTAACCTTCAATGGATCGAGTTTGTCAGTGACTGGAAATGAGACGATTAATTACAATGGTACTCTAGGTGCTTCAATTTATGGTCCAAATTATGATAGTCTTTCTCTTAAATCAACTAGTGCTGGATACACAGGAGGAGTAGCTTCTCTTTATTTTGGAGCCTCTAATGAAACCTATCCTTTAGCGCGTATTGGAGCACTTGACCAAGGTTTGACATATGCAAACAGTGCACTTGTATTTCAGACTGCAACCCCTGTTAATGCTTCATTGATAACAGCAAGTACGTTTACATATACAGGAACAAATCAGACATTTATAGTCCCCCCGACTGTTACCTCCATTACAGTCTATGCATGGGGAGCAGGAGGTGGTGGTAAAACAAGTACTGGAGGTGCAGGTGCTATGATACAAGGTGTACTTGCAGTAACACCCGGTGAAACACTGAATATGGTCGTAGGTGGTGGTGGTTCTGCTTCAACAACAACAACTATAAGTGCATATGGAGGAGGTGGAGCCGCAGGTACTGGCGATGGAGGAATGTCTGGTGGAGGTGGTGGACGTACTGCAATTCAACGTGGTGGAACCGCAGCTACAAATGATATTGTTGTAGCAGGAGGTGGTGGTGGTGGTACTAGTACTAATAATACAGGTGGATCTGCAACCTTCTCTGGAACGGCAAATAATGGAAGTGGAGGAGCTAGTACTAAAGGTAATGGAGGATCACAAACTGCTGGAGGTGGTGGAGGCCCAGGACAGTTTGGAACAGGTTTAGTTGGTTCAAGAGGACAAGGTGGTTCTGTCACAAGCGGAAGTTCTAGCGATGGTGGTGGTGGAGGTGGTGGATATTTTGGTGGTGGTGGTGGCGGTACAAACGCGGGTGATATTGGCGCCGGTGGCGGTGGATCATCGTTCACAGGAAATCTTTCGCTTATTTTCGGTCAGTCTGTATTAGGATTTAACTCAACGGACGGATATTCTGCACCGAATACAACTTCTCCTTATTATTCTGCAGGCGTTGCGGTTGGAACAACAAGTGTAGGAGGTAATGGTCTTCTCGTCATTACATACACTTCACCTTTCAAACTCGCGGAAACAATGCGTATCGCTAATACAGGATATTTAGGTGTTGGAACCACAGCCCCCGCAACTCATCTCGATGTCAGTGGCGGTCTCACCGTTCGCAATGGATTCCGTCCTCTCTACATGAATGTATCGGGAACCTCACTGACGGTAGCCTCCAACTCGTTCGGCACGCACTACAACATTACGAATAGTGGGTTTTCATCGTTGACCTTACCTACCATCAATTGGAGCAACGATTCCAATGGATATTGGGTGTTCCGCAACAATACCTCTTCGTATTTATCGACGACGGTGACCTACACGACCGCAGGCACGAGTGCACCTGCGAACCCAGTGGTGATTCCACCTGCAAATTCCACTACGATCATGGTGACATATCCTGGCGCAACAACCTCCAACTATGTTTTGTTTTAAGAAAGGTAATGCTAGGGACGTCGAAAAGTATTTCTGGGTTTGACCCTCGGACTGTACCTGGATGTTCGTTATGGTTGGATGGAGCAGATGCTTCAACTATAAGCCCTTCCGCAGGAGGAACACTTACATCATGGACTGATAAATCTGGTACAAGTAAAACTATTACAATTAATTCAGCACCTAGTTATTCAACAACAGGATTTAACGGTAGTTATCCATGTATGACCTTTACATCGGGTAATAACCTAACATTGACAATTCCATCTGTTGGAACAGGTGATATTGCAGTATTTGCAGTTTGGAGACAAACAACAGCCAATACACAACACAACGTATTCTCAATTGGCACTCCAGGAGGAGGAACTGAAACAGCTCTTGGTTGGAATAACGGTGAAGGACGTTACAAATTTTATAGATTTTCAGGTTCTCAATCTGTGAATACTGCAGCAACTAATAATGTCAATGTTATTGGTTCTGCTTTACAAGTATCAGGGTTAAGAACATTACATATAAATGGTGTTGCTCCAAGCGGTACAGGAACAGAATCATATAATCAGACAAACACAACTGCTTTCATTGGTGGTGGAACATTCCCTCTTGTTGGACAACTTGCTGAAGTGATATTTTATATAGGCACAGTAACTACAGCACAGCAACAGCAAATCGAGGGCTACCTTGCACACAAGTGGGGGTTAGTTCCACCGTCTCCTACAATACCTTTGACGGTTCCTGGTCTTGCTTTATGGTTGGATGCTTCAGATACAAGTTCAATGACGCTTTCGGGTTCAAGTGTTACAGGATGGGCTGATAAGTCTGGCAATAATCGCAATGCAACCTCATCGGGAAGTCCAACACTAAGTTCTGGACAGATTGTCTTCAGTGGTTCACAGTTGTTTTCAGGTTCAATTACAAACACAACCGCAAACTTAACTGCATTTGTCGTAGCAAAAACTACTACAAGCCCTGCCACACAATTTGCTCGAATTCTTAGCGCATCCGCTGGAGGTAATGATTTTGATAATACTCCTTCAATGGATGTTATGGTTTATCTTGACACTGCTAATACGTTGGGTTCATTTCGTAATTTTGTAACATTATCTACTGTAACAACAACTCCAAATCAAACATTTCTCGCTGTTACACGAACAAACGCAACAACAAACACATTTTACCTGAATGGTACTGCATCATCAACGGTTACTTTATCAGGAGGGGCAGTCGGTTCTTTTGGATATACAACTTATTGGGTAGGATCTGGTCCAACTGGTGCAAATTTAACAGGAACTGTATCAGAAGTCCTGTATTATCATGCAGATTTAACAGATACTCAACGCCAGACCATCGAAAACTACCTTGCAAAGAAATGGGGAATCGGTGCTTCTACCATTCCTTCAAGTCATCCCTTCTACTCTATTCGACCTCATTTGCGCGGGTTTCAGCCCAATGATATAGACGGATGTCTGTTGTGGTTGGATGGGAATGATGTTAGCGTCTTATTTTCCGATGTTGCTGGAACTTCTGCCATAACAACAAATGGGCAAACAATTCGTTGTTGGAAAGATAAAAGTGGGCGAGGATGTAATGCAACTCAAGCAGGTAACGCTCCTATTTGGAACTCGTCTAATTATGTAAATTTTACACAAAGTCTTGGTCAGTTCATGAATTTACCAAACGGCACATTGCCTTTCGCTTCAGGAACAAATGCCTATTCTATTTTTGCTGTTGCAAATCTTAATAATACGGCGAATGTAGGAAAAACTATTATTGGAAATGGAGTAGCCGGAAATAATTCTTTTAATGCTTTACAAATTCAAGGTCAAAGTATAGCAAATTTATGGTATAATAATGATATTGCTGGTGGCTCGCTAACGGCGAATACATTTTTTATTGCTAATATTGCCTTTAATGGCTCAACAAGGTATATTTATCAAACTGGAACAAGTGTAAATACCACTGCCAGTTCTGGATGGGCTGCTCCAAATACTAACAATGTTATTGGCGTTGAACCTGCTACTGGTAACTGGTATTATGATGGAAATATTGGAGAAATCCTCGTCTATAACACAGCTCTCACAACCTCTCAACGCCAACAAGTGGAAGGCTATCTTGCGCACAAGTGGGGGTTGACTACACCCATTCCATCTACACATCCGTTCAAGTCGATTACGCCTGCATCACTTCCATTCTCACCTAGAAACATTTCAGGAGTTGCATTGTGGTTGGATGCAGCGGATACATCTTCAATGACCTTGAGTGGAAGTAGTGTAACTCAATGGAGGGATAAGTCTGGAAACGGATATGTTATGACAAATAATGGAGGAACCACAACTATAGCAACAGCATCATTAAATTCATTAACTACAGTGTATACACCCAGTGGCACCAATACAAGAATTACAAACTTCGTAGGGAGAACTAAATGCACCATATTTCTTGTTGGAAAAGCTGCATCATCAAGATACTTATTAGCACTTAATGGTGGGTTTCTATATACAGCAAATGACTCTCTTTTGTACTTTTCACCTCCAACAGGAGACTATCTTGATCTTGTAGATAGTGTTTCAGGATCAATAGTTTCAAATAATACTTGGTTTATCCTATGTATTGGATATGATAATGCTACAAACAGTACGGCAAATCCATACACTATAAATGGAACAACTAGATCAACTGCTATAACTCCAAGAGGAACACCAGGTATTCTTACCGATCAGAACATAACCTCTACATTGTATATCAATTCTGTTAATGGAACAAATTCTTATGACTCGGTGTATACTGCTGAAATACTCTATTATAATGATACATTAACTACCACTCAACGCCAACAAGTGGAAGGTTATTTAGCACAGAAATGGGGATTGACTGGATCACTTCCATCCTCACATCCTTTCAAAAAACTTCCAGCTTAATCCTTTGACACATGAATCCTCAAGGTGTTTCCCAAGAACGAAAAGGAAACGTGGATTCCAGGCATCAAGGAACGAATGGTGTCCAATGCGGAGTCCAAACTACTCGGTAACAATAAATAGTTCAAGTATCTAAGTGAATCTCGAGTGACTCCATCCGAGCAATAGGTTGGTGGATTGAGATCAAATGTTTGAATAATAAAGGTCGCAGGAAATCCAAGACCCGCCCATTGAAAGAGTTGGGGGCGATACTGCTCTCGCGTAGGGTTCATCAATCCAGCTAATCCAGCACGGTCAGCTGATTCTTTTGCAAGCACAACGGCATGACTTTGCATCAGTTCATCGAGTGTTGCAATATTGGGGGGCTCAACGGGTCCTGTGGCAGACGTAGGGAACATCGACAGGTCGGGTCCACTGGGTCCAAAGGTTTCCGTAGGTCCTGTTTCTCCGGTAGGTCCAGTTTGTTCAATGTCTCCAGTCTCTCCAGTAGGACCTGTTTCTCCAGTAGGACCTGTTTCTCCAGTAGGACCTGTTTCTCCAGTAGGACCTGTTTCTCCAGTGGGTCCAGTTTGTTCAATGTCTCCAGTCTCTCCAGTGGGTCCAGTTTGTTCAATGTCTCCAGTCTCTCCAGTGGGTCCAGTCTCTTCCATTTGTCTATTCCGTCCGAATAAATCCAATCAATTCTGCGTCATTAAACAATGCTAGTCTGTTATCAACCAGGACAAGGAGTTCGAACTGTAGCTCCCAATGTATATCCAGGTCCACAAGGTCCACAAGGACCCACAGGACCTACAGGAACCGTGACCGGTCCCACAGGTGCAACAGGATTCACAGGATTATCTGGCACAGCGACGAATACCGGTAATACCGGCAACACAGGACGAACAGGACCTACAGGAAACACAGGTAATACCGGAAACACAGGCAATACAGGCAACACAGGCAATACCGGCAATACAGGCCCAACGGGTCCTACAGGTCTTCCAGGCACTGCAACCAACACGGGCAATACAGGCAATACAGGTCCAACCGGTGCCACAGGTGCCACAGGTTCTGCTGGAATTGCTGGCACTGCAACCAATACCGGCAATACAGGTAACACAGGCAATACAGGCAATACAGGTTCTACAGGCGTGACTGGAAATACAGGCAATACAGGTGCTACGGGGGCTACAGGAGCACAAGGACCTGTGGGTGCAATTGGAAATAATGGTCCGACAGGTCCGGCGGGACCCATTGGAGACCGAGGTCCTGCAGGTGCCACAGGCAATACAGGCAATACAGGACGAACGGGATTCACAGGTCCTACAGGTCCCACAGGCAATACAGGCAATACAGGCAATACAGGGAATACTGGCAATACAGGTGCAACAGGTCCCACAGGTCCCACAGGTCCAGTGGGTCGCACGGGTCCAACCGGGGATACAGGACCCACAGGATTTACAGGTAATACAGGGAATACAGGTCCCACAGGTGCAACAGGCGCAACTGGAAATACAGGGAACACGGGTATCACAGGTGCTACAGGAATTCAAGGACCCACAGGATTTACAGGTCCCACAGGCAATACAGGCAATACTGGAAACACAGGCAATACAGGCAATACAGGGAATACAGGTCCAACCGGTAATACAGGGTATACAGGCTACACCGGCAATACTGGACCCACAGGTCCATTTGATATCCGATCAGGTCAAGTCACACTTACCTTTTCAGGCTATACAGGTCTCCAATTTCTCGAACAGAGTACGGGATTAAGTACAACGACCTATCCTTACGTAGGCGTGAGTGGATATTCACAAACTGGACCTTCGATTAATCAATATGTCTTTATCAGTGAAGCTTACTTAAAGGATGAATCTGGAACTTGGTATGGTAAATTAAGTGGAGAAAATCAATCAAGCCCTTCAGTCGATATCACTTACATTTTATACTACTTCTACAAACAATGAGTAGTTATGTTCCTAGGATTCCGGGAACCTATTCGTATACTCTTCCTGAAGCACAGTATGTTCCAGGTCCTACAGGAGAGACAGGTCCTGTTGGGCCCGGACTTCCAGGACCTTCTGGCGTAACCGGTCCTAGAGGAAGTGTAGACGCTATAGGTGCGACTGGAAATACCGGTACTACAGGCAACACTGGAAATACTGGAAATACAGGTCGAACCGGTCCCACAGGATGGACAGGAAACACAGGAAACACGGGCAATACAGGCAACAGAGGCAATACTGGGCTTTCTGATACAATCGGTGCTACAGGAAATACAGGACGAACAGGTCTCGCTGGACCGATTGGACCCACCGGACGAACCGGGAGTGCAGACACTACAGGTGCAACCGGAAATACAGGTACTACAGGTCCAACGGGTCCTAGAGGTCCGACCGGTCCAACTGGAAATACAGGACCGCCGGGGAAACCAGGCCCTCCAAATCCAACGCCGGGTATCACGGGTCCGACAGGTAACACCGGTAGTATAGGGTTCAAGGGAAATAGCGGAGTTACAGGTGATACAGGTACAACGGGTTCTACAGGTCCCACAGGTCCAACAGGGAATACGGGGAATACTGGAAACACAGGTCCAACGGGGTTCACAGGTCCTACAGGTCCTACAGGTCAAGAATTTACAGGGAATACAGGTCCGACAGGAATCATCGGAGAAGTAGGTAGCACGGGATCTAGATACCCCGGTCCAACGGGACCCACTGGATCAACGGGTCTACCGTCGATTCACACGGGTACCACAGGTCAAACAGGTCCTACAGGGTCTTTAGGAGACAGAGGCGAAAGAGGGTTTACAGGTCGCACAGGTCCTACGGGTCGCACAGGTCCTACAGGCAACACAGGTCCTACAGGGAACACAGGCAATACAGGTCCTACAGGTCATCAATTTACAGGAAACACGGGAAACACAGGTCCTAAATGGAATGCATGGGCCTCTGGGTCTGTCGCCATAGGATATACAGAACCGGCTGAAAGAACTGTATTCCGAACCGTCAGTGCGACTGTCCCTGCAAATATCCTCGTCACAGGATGTAGACTTACGATTTTACCTGTGAAAGCAAAAGTGTTTAGTCTCTCCGGATACACTGTAAGCGGAGAACCTACCACGGTATACGTTGATTTCGTCATTGTACCCCAAGCAAGAGACTTGTATATTGAAATCACAGTCGACTATCTCTATCGTCAAGATCTCTAAAATAATCACACACTACCGAATAATGGATGTCTATTTACTGCAAGAACACTGGGCAACGCTGGTTCGAAAGTTCAAGGATGTTGAGCGTCAAGACCCAAACGGAGCGGAGCGAATGACAAATGACATGTTAGACTATGTTCGCTATGCGAGTATTCGTCAATACAAGTTGTTTCAACAAAAGCGTGGAGAAGAGTTTGAACGAATGTTTCTCTACCTTGAAAAGCGGGAACACGATGTAGAGATGGTGAAGCGGTTCATCGAAGACGACGACCACTGGCATACTCTACTTGAACTTGCGGAGCAGTAAAAACGGAAGAATCTACACATAGGTATAAGAGACACACAATGGGTGATACAATTATTGGTGTTCAATTCGGTATTGCGAACCCCGAAGACATTCGGAAGCGCAGTGTCGTAGAAGTAACGACTGATAAAACGTACCAAAGCGGACAACCCGTTCCAAATGGCGTGTTTGATTCACGATTCGGAGTGATTGAGAACGGCAAGGTCTGTCCGACCTGTAAACAGACCAACCAACTTTGCCCTGGACACTTTGGACACATTGAACTTGCACGACCGATGTATCTGTATCAGTTCTTCGATACGGTCGAGAAGCTCTGCAATGTCATCTGCTTGAACTGTTCCAAACCGATTCTCGCACCTGAAGTCCTCGACAGCATGACCACAACGGGTATGGCGCGATTCAAGGAAGTGCGTGACCAGACGAAATACACTCCCGTCTGTTCGACCTGTGAAACACCGATGTTTGCGAAAGTCAGTAAGATTGCAGGCACGGCTGCAAAGTTGGAAGCGTTCAAGAAACTCGCAAAGGATGAAGCACCTGTGGACCCTGTTCAACTTCAACCTGAAATCGTCCTTCGAGCCTTCCAGCGTATCACCAACGAAGACTGCCGTCGTCTTGGATTTGATCCACAGTTTGCACGACCTGAATGGATGATTTGCAATGCACTTGCAGTTCCACCGTTGACCGTGCGTCCTTCGGTCGTGATGGACGACCATCAGCGAATGGAAGATGACTTGACGCACCAGCTCATCTCCATCATCCGTTCCAATGACCGATTGCGAGACAAGATTGATAAGAACGATTCAGCCGATATGATTGATAAGCTGACCTCGTTGCTTCAATACAATGTAGCAACCTATGTCGACAACGACATCAAGGGTATGCCTCCTACCCAACAGCGCTCTGGACGCCCTCTGCGCACCTTGAAGTCACGATTCGGTGCCAAGACAGGACGTGTTCGTGGTAACTTGATGGGTAAGCGTGTAGACTTCTCTGCGAGGTCGGTCATTACACCCGATGCGAACATTGACTTGGACGAACTCGGTGTGCCCGAAGAAATCGCAACCAACTTGACCTTTCCTGAAATCGTAAGCCCCTACAATCGTGAGCGACTACTAGGCTATGTTCGCAATGGACCCGAGAAGCATCCAGGAGCCAAATCGGTCTTCATCAAGAAAGACAAGCAGACCTTCAGTTTGCTCTATGTGAATCCAGATACGATTGACTTGAAGGAAGGCGATGTCGTTCACAGACACATCATTGACGGAGACATTGTGCTGTTCAACCGACAACCGTCCCTTCACAAAGCCTCTATGGAAGCACACCGAGTCAAAGTGTTGCCGTATTCGACCTTCCGTCTGAATGTCTCTGCCACCCGACCCTATAACGCAGACTTTGATGGAGATGAGATGAATATGCATGTACCTCAAAGCATCCCAGCTGCAACCGAGCTTCGTGTGTTGGCGTCGGTCTTGCGTAACATCATCAGTCCTCGTACTTCCACTCCCATTATCCAGCTCTTTCAGGATACCATGACAGGTGCCTACCGTATCTCACAACCGGGTGTCGAAGTGCCCGAACACATTGCGATGAATATGCTCGCACGCATCAATCGTCCTTTCAAGAGAAAGAACCGTAACTGGACGGGTTCTGAAATCATCTCGATGGCCATGCCGTTGATTAACTACAATGCTCGTGGAATCAAGCTTGAAATGGGGGAACTGACCAAGGGTGTCTTGAAGAAGAGTGCGACTGGAAACTTGGTGCACTTGACCTACAATGACTTTGGACCTCAACGTGCAGGTCAGTTCATCAACGACATTCAAAGCATTGTGACACAGTTCAACTTGTATACCGGCTTCTCGGTGGGCACTTCAGACTTGATTGCCGATTTCAAGACCAATGCATTCGTGAAGGATAAGATTGCAGAAGGACGACGCAAAGTGTCCGAGATTCTCACCAATGTCCACGGAGGCAAGTACATCAACAACATGGGTATGTCCGATGGTGAAAAGCTGGAAGACGATATCTCTTCGGCCATGAAGGATGTCGTGAACAAGATTAACACCGAGGTGATTGACAGTTTGAAGAAGACTGCACGAGCGGATGGATTGAATCGTATCGTTCAGATGGTCGATTCAGGTTCCAAAGGCTCGGAAGCGAACATCACACAGATGGTCGCGACACTAGGACAGCAGTTGATTGAAGGTAAGCGAGTTCAATATACACTCCAAGACCGCACACTGCCTCACTTTACACGCTACGACGATGGAGTGGAATCTCGTGGCTTTGTCGAACACAGCTTTGTAGATGGTCTGATGCCTGCCGAGTTCTTCTTCCACGCACAAGCTGGACGAGAAGGATTGATTGATACGGCTGTGAAGACCTCCGATACAGGATACATTCAGCGTCGATTGATGAAGACCATGGAGGACCAGCACATCGAGTATGGAGGCACAGTGCGTAATGTGAATGGAAACATCGTTCAGTTCCACTACGGTGACGATGGAATTGATACCATCTGTGTAGAAGACCAGTCCTGTGACCTTGTGTTGAAGACACTTGAGAACCTCTATGCAGAGTATTCCTTGACGCCTGCCGATGTGAATCCATTCTTGAAGGAAGCCGTGGAAGAATCACCCGATTTAGTGGATGAACTCATTGCAGACCGTGAGCTTCTCTTCAACAAGACCTTCCGACACAAGAAGGTCGACACACTTCAAGCACCTGTGAACTTGAAGAGACTCGTGGAAAAGTATGCGAATCCCTACAGCACCAAGACGGATTTGACACCCAAGCATGTCACCAGTGCAATCGGACGCTTTGTAGCCGAGTTCCCGAACAACCGAGTGTTCCACATTCTGCTGCGATACTATTTGGCACCCAAGAAGTCGATTGTGATTCACCGATTCAGCCAAGCGTTGTTTGATGAACTGATGCGAGACATCCGATTCCGATACATTCAAAGCCAAGTCCATGCAGGTGAAATGGTGGGTGCACTTGCAGCCCAATCCATTGGAGAACCTACGACGCAGCTTACCTTGAATACCTTCCACAGCGCAGGTACAGCCAAGGCGAATGCCACTTCAGGTGTGCCCCGTATTGAAGAGTTGTTATCGGCTTCCTCCAATCCTAAACGACCCAGTAATACCGTGTATCTCGAACCCCAGCTGATGGAAAGCCAAGACGCGGCGGTGGTGAAGATGAAGGAGATTCAGAAGACTACCTTGCGAGACATCACCAATTCAGTACGTATCTTCTATGACCCGTATCCTCTCGCAGCAACCACAGCCATTGACGAAGACCGTGAGATGTTACAGCGATACGAAGAGTTCTCCTGTGACGGAGATGGAACGCCCACTTCACCGTGGATTCTACGATTGGAGATGAATGAATTGCAAATGGCGTCACGCAATATCCTCGACATGGTAGAGATTCAAGCCAAGATGTCTGCAAACCCTGCATTGAAGATTGTGCAGTGCCGATACTCGGACCCTGGAAGTGACCCAACGACCAAATCCGTCAAGAACTTGGTGATGCGACTGATGTTTGACCCCGCAGTGATTAAGAATCCAATCCAGTTGCGATTCTTGGAGGACAAGATCTTGGATACTTCGTTGACGGGTGTGCCAGGCATTGGTCGAGTGTTCCAGCGTCGTGTGAAGAACGAGTTAGTACACGATGCACAGTTAGGTGGATACAAGTCTGTCGAGCAATATGTGTTGGATGTGGAAGGCACAAACTTGTATGACTTGATGGTGTTTCCAGGTGTAGATGGAACGCGCACGTTCTCGAACGACATTCACGAAATCGCAGAAGTGTTTGGAATTGAAGCTGCACGACTGGCGTTGTATGAGGAAATCAATGAGGTCTTCTCGTCGGAGAAGGTGAACTATCGACACTTGGCTGTGTTGGTGGATACGATGACCTTTGGAGGACGCATTGTGCCTGTGAACCGATTCGGTATGAGTAAGAACGAGACGGGTGTCTTGGCAAAGTCGTCGTTCGAAGAGACTTCCAAGATTATGTTTAATGCAGCTATCTGGGCGGAGAAGGACAGTATGCGAGGTGTCTCTGCAAACATTATGTTCGGACAGAAACCTCCCTGTGGTACTGGATTTGTGGACATCTTGGTGGATGAAGCACGATTGCCTGAAGGTGAAGAAGAAGCACCGGAAGACGATACGCTCGACAAGGTGAACCAGCGATTAGAGACCGCACCGGTTGGAGAGTGCCGATTGGAAGACATTCTCATGGAGTGGTAACTGAAATGAAATATGGAAAGTAGATAATGGAAGAGGAATCGTTCGCCGACCAAACGGCGTATCTCCGAACTGCGTCTATTTTTGGATTCCAAGGTCGTAAACAACTTTTAATTCCGCTCCCTCATCGCAAGAGTTATATTGCGTATACGATAGGTGGTCCAACAGACCCATACTTTTTAACCGACAACGGTAAACGAGAACTTGACTATTGGAATTCAGGGGACGGTCAAACTGCACTTAAATCCATTGAATCCCCTGCAATATTATTAACCGGATTGACCGACCTTATAACAAGCCTTTCAGATGAAAAAACCATTGAGTGTTTGAAAGTGAAACATGGAGGGCTACGAGATTTCGTTGAATTGTCGAGTCCAACAACACAATGCGGCAATACAGTGGGTATATTAAAACCGGATGAGACTGACTGTTGGATTTGTGGAGGAAACATTCCAAGACACTCTAAAACGGTTGAACTAGGTGCTGAATGCGAACATGTATTTCCAATCGCCCAAGCACTTTGCTTTTCAGGATTGTACGAATCACAACTCTACAATCAACTTGCAGATGAGTCTCCTACCAAAGCAGAGGCATATCGCACAGGTGTTTCATACGAATATAAGTGGGCACATCGTATTTGTAATCAAATTAAGAACGATACACATTTCATTGAGTATCAAGACAACAAGTTCAGTATTAATCAGAGTCGTATTGAAGCTTTTTTACAAAGTATCCAAACTACGACTAAATATGGAAGTGGAGCTTTGTTGATGGAATTTCTCGGTAACGGAAGGAAAAGGAATGAAAAATGGGGGGATTGGATAACGAACCGAACGGCTGAAATCTATAAAATCAGTCAAACATTGATAGACTATGCCAATACGAGCGGTCTTACCGTAGAACAACATTCAAAGGTGACTCTCATGTGTGTACGTTCATTTTTAGCAACCGACCCAACCTGTGCAAGTCTAACGGAAGTCCTTCCAGAGACAGTGATTAAACGAGGATATGTAGGAGACCTACCAACTGCGACTATGAAAGAACCTGTTGCGGTAGCTCGACATTTCATCGCAAGCGTAACCGAACAGACTACAGGTATGATACATCGAATTCTCGGACAAATCGGGCGAGAAATTTCGGCACAAGAGCGTGGATTGATATCTGCATGGTTAGCTGAATCCAGTCTAAAGTTTCGTGAGCACGTTGAAAACAAGTTTACAACGGAAGTTCTCAATGCATATCGATTCAAACTGATGTACTATTTGAAAGGTAAGGAAACCAATGATGTCGCAATGTGGTCTAAATTCTTGGTTGGAACGAATCAAGTGATTGCAGGAGAGATTTATGTATTTGTAGTACGAGATGGAGTAAGCTTTCTCAAAACACTTGCCGAACCAAATTCGAATCTCTCTAACTTTTTGAATTCACCTAAACTCGTTCAAGGACTTGAAGGATGGTTAGCAAGCAAGATTGCAATCATCAAACAAGGAGGTGTTCCATTCGATGAGATCGTAAAGACTTCTTCAAATACAGACCCAACACCCAACATTCCAATTCCAGGGTGGTTCGAATATCCCCGTCAATTACAGAGAGGTGGAGGAAAAGGCCTTCCTGAACGGTTTTCAACCATGAGTGGGTCATCTCGTAGAAGACCCTTATACCCCCCAAGACACAAAACCTATCGTCGTCCTCGGTCCAAGAAAACTCGTAAGCAGTAAACAATGGTTAATCTCACCCACTCCGAGTTGTCGGAGATTATCAACGAACGCCTTCCGCCCGCATCAATTGATGCGCTGAAGTCTCTTCGCAACCAAGCCTGTGAAACCACCCAACAATCGGGATTCAAACTCCAAAATCAGCAGGTGTTTTTGCGTCGTGTCTTATCACCGGATAGCTCCAATCGTAACCTCTTGATGATTCACGGCACAGGTACAGGTAAAACCTGCAGTGCAATTCAAGTGGCGGAAGAATACATCTTGCGTCCCGAGTTCCAAGACAAGAAGGTCATGATTGTAGCGTCGGCTGCAGTCCAAGACAACTTCCAAACCCAATTGTTCGATATGAGTCGAGTCAATATCGATACCGTAGCAGGAACCTTGGAGTCCAAGCAGTGTACGGGTAGGAGATATCTCGACATGTTGATGCGGATTGAATCGGAACCCAAGAACTGGAACAATCCTGAAATCCGTGCGAAACTTGAACGCACCTCATCCCTGATCATCAAGGAGTTCTACGAGTTCAGTGCGTATAGTTCATTCGGCACACTCATCATGTCCAAACTCGGAGGCACGGAAAAGGACATTGATCGTGACTGGGTGCACGAGAACTTTGATAATCGATTGCTGATTATTGACGAAGCCCACAACATCCGTGAATCCAAAGACGATGAAGGAATGAAAGGCGTGACGCGTGGATTGGAGAATCTTGTGAAGACCGCAGATGGATTGGTCTTGGTCTTTTTGACGGCTACACCCATGTACGACACCTACAGTGAAATCATCTTCTACATGAACTTGTTCTTGTGGAACGACCGCAAGCAAAAGCCTAATGAATCGGTCAAGGTCACTGATTTCTTCAACCCAGACGCAACCTTGAAATCAGGTGCAGGCGGTGAACGATTCCGAACCTGGTGCCAAAACTATGT